GTTCGTTGAATTGGCGGGGAAAACGGACCCATGGAGCAAAGGAAGGCTGACCGCAATGTCTGACCAGTACGGCAATAACGTGGACGGCGAAGTGTGGGTGCCAGACCACCAGGCTCGACGGATGATCGGCTCCACGCTGCCACGGCGGCCGTTGCCATGGCATGAAGCACTGGCGTTTGCCGAGCAAGGCACCAAAGTGGCCATCTTTGCCGAGACTTTGACGCTGGCTCAGGGGTTCCTCGGTGAGATTGAGAAGATCCTGGACGAGAGCGAGGTCCTACGGATCAGCCGCCTCAACGGTGCCAACGCCATTGACTTCCAATCTGGTGGTGAGATCAGGTTCTATTCCACACGGTCAATCCCTCGCGGCAAGTGCCTCGATCGCTTGTACGTCCCCGCCAGCTCCAACGACGACGTGATGGTTGCCCTCGCGCCACTCGTAGCCACGAGCCAAGGGCCCGCCATCGTCGGCTACTAGCCTGCACAGTTCCGGGCTCCGGCAGCAAAGGGAGGTCTGGCATGCACGACCGGCCGGCCCTCAGGTTGCTGCACGGTGAAGGCGAGTCCATCCGAGGTGTCGCCCGTGAGCGCGGAGCGTCCCGTAACGCTGTCCGCCGAGCATTGGCGCCCGGGTCTCGTGATCACTACTACCGGCCCTCGGTGGCGGAGGATGCCGAGCCGGCCGTCCGTGAGGTTCTCGCGGACTATCCGCAGATGTGTGTGTCCGACATTGCCATCCTGATCGACTGGAGGCATTCCCGCCGGACACTCTCCGATCTGGTTGCCCGCCTTCGACCGGAGTGCGCCGCTGACTGGTCCAACGTCCAGGCCCGCCCGATCGGGACCATAACCGCCGGCCAGCTCGTCACGACACAGGTAACCTACGGAACGATGAAACTGGGGGTGCTGAACCTATGAAGCCACGCCAACCAGCCGCCCCTCAGGATCTCATCGAGGCACCCGATCACCTCCCGGAGGCCGTGGCCGATGTCTGGCGCGAAATCGTCGCCAGCAACGACCTGGTGGGAAACGTGGACCGCTCCGCACTGGAGACCTTCTGCACCCTCATGGCCCGACTCAGGGAAGCCCGCAACCGCGTGGAAGACGAGGGCATGGTCGTCACGGATCCCCGCGGCCGCGTCATCCCTCATCCGGCGCTCGCGGTAGAGCGGCAGACCGCAGAGCAGATCCGGGCGTGGGGCGACAGGTTCGCTCCGCTCGTGAAGCCAACCCGTAAGCGCGGCTACATGGCCGACGCGACAGCCCAGAGCGTCGCCGAAGCCAAGCACTTGCAGGGCCCCAGGTTCGCCGGTCCCGTGGCGGCAGTGAAGACGCTGGCCTGGATGATCGACGAGGCGCAGCGGGACAGCATGGAAGCCCTGCAGAAGGCCATGACCACCACAGTGCCCAATTACCTCAAGGCCTGCAACGAGCTTCAGATAACTCCTGCTTCACTGCCGGTCGCTGTAGCCGGAGCAGCGTCCTCTGGTGAAGGAAAGAAACCGGAGGGTTCGAATGTCTCCGACCTCCAAGCTCGCGCCGCAGCCCGCCGCACCGATCAGCGGACCGGATGACGTAGACCCGGGAGACTTTTACCGGTCCGTCTGCCATGTTCCCGAGCCGGCGCACACCGGTTCTAAGAAGAAGAAGATCTACGGCTCGGCCGAACCGCGGATCTGCACTCCCCCACTTCGGCCCCTGACGCCCGAGACCACTCTGGGCTATGACGTGATCGACTTCGCCGAGGATGTACTGCACCTCAAGCTGTATCCGTGGCAGAAGGTCCTTCTGTGCCGGATGTTGGAGCTGCTGCCTGACGGGACGCTGCGTTTCCGCACCGTGGTGGTGCTGATCGCCCGCCAGAACGGCAAGAGCACGCTGTCACAGGTGCTCGCGCTGTGGTTCATGATCGTGTGGGGCTGGCCGCTGGTGATGGGCACTGCCCAAGACCTCGAAACCGCTGAGGAAGTCTGGCAAGGCGCAGTTGACCTGGTCGAAGAAGACGACGAGCTCTCCAAGCTCCTGAAACGGGTCGTCAAGGTCAACGGCAAGAAGGCGCTGGAGCTGAAGGACGGCTCCAGCGACAAGGTCAAGGCCCGCTACAAGGTCAAAGCAGCCAACCGCCGTTCCGGCCGTGGTTTCACTGGAAATCTGATCATGCTCGATGAGCTGAGAGAGCATCAGAACTGGGAAGCCTGGGGCGCGATCACCAAAACGACGATGGCGCAGGCTGAGGCCCTCATTCTGGCTCTCTCCAACGCCGGCGACCTCACATCGGTCGTCCTTCGCTACCTCCGCAAGATGGCGCATCAGGCTATCGGGGATCCTGACGGCATCTGCGAGGAAATTGGCGCCTCCGGCCCGACCTTGCTCGACGTCGAGGACCTCGGCGAGGACGATGAAGAGTTCGACGACGACGATCTGGCCGATTTTGAGCAGGATGAGGACACCCTCGGCCTGTTCGAGTGGTCCGCTACCCCTGGTTGTGACAGGCGTGACCGTCACGGATGGGCGCAGGGCAATCCGTCGTTGAACTGGAACCCTGGTTTCACCGAACGGACCATCGCTGCAGCGTGCAGGACCGACCCTGAATGGGTCTTCCGCACTGAAGTCCTCTGCCAATGGTCAGAGGGCACGCTTTCAGGTCCGTTCCCGCCCGGCTCCTGGGACAAGGGCAAGAACCCAGTCGAAATCCTCCCGGATGGCAGCCAAAGAGTCGCCGAAGAGCACAGGATCATCCCCGGCTCCCAGATCTGGGCAGGGATTGACCAATCACACGACCGTTCCATGACGTTCGTGGCGTTCGGAGGCTACAGGGCCGACGGAAAAGCCCAGGTGGAGATCGCGACCGCCCGTCACGGCTCTGAGTGGGTCAAGGACTACCTCATGGACGACAAACGCCGCGGCAGGATCAAGGCCGTGGCCGGTCAGTCCCGAGGCGCACCGATCTCCCCGCTGATGACCGCGCTGGCTGAAGACGAAGGGTTCACCATCCCCGTCCTCGAATGGGCCGGTGGTGACCTCACCGCGGGCTGGGCAGATGTGTTCGACTCTGTGCGGGACGTCACCGTCCACCACAACCCGCAGCCTGTTCTGGATACCGCGGCGGCAACAGCCGTCGTGAAGGTGTTCAGTGGAGGCGCGTCCATACCTGATCACAGGGCGTCACCGGCAGAGGTGGCACCCCTCATGGCGTTCACGGCGGCTAAGTGGCTGATGAGCCGCCGCGAGGTTGCACCGCCGCCGCCCCCACCCAGCCCCGAAGCTGTGCGAGCTGATGAGACCTTCTCTTCGGCTGACGACGTCGCCCACATGGGCTTTTGATGAGAGGAGCAACGAATGACTGTTCCGACATCTGAAAAGGGCTACGCAGCGAACATCTCGCCTTGGTGGTCCGCCCCTCCTGAGGAGGAAACCCCGGAGCTGCGCTGGCCGGAAAACGTCCTGGTCTACGACCGGATGCGGCGGCAGGATGCCCAGGTCGTCTCCGTTCTCAGGGCCATGACACTGCCGATCAGGCGCACCACATGGAGGATCGACCCGAACGGTGCACGCCCGGAGGTCGCTCAGCAAGTAGCTGATGACCTCGGACTGCCTGTGGCTGGAGGAGCGGAACGCCCGATCTTACGGACGCGTGACCGCTTCTCCTGGCCGGAGCATTTACGCATGAGCCTGCTGATGCTCCCGTTTGGGCATTCGATCTTTGAGCAGGTCTACCGGATTGACGAATCGGGCCATGCACGGCTCCGCAAGCTTGCGTGGCGGCCTCCCCGCACCATCTCCAAACTCGATGTCGCCGCTGATGGCGGCCTGGTCGCCATTGAGCAGCACAATTCTCAGGCTGGAGCGATGAAGGGGCCCCGGATCAGTGTGGACAGTCTGGTCCTCTATGTGAACGACCGTGAGGGCGGTAACTGGCTCGGTCAGTCGCTCCTACGGCCCGCTTACAAGTACTGGCTGCTGAAGGACCGCCTATTGCGTGTCCAGGCGCAGACAGTCGATCGCAACGGGCTCGGCGTACCCGTCTATGAAGGGTCAAAGCTCCCCGACAACGTTTCCGGGCAGGATCGGACCAACCGGGAGAAGGACGAGCTGGACAAAGGGCTCGACCTGGCGAAGGGCTTCCGATCCGGCGACAACGCCGGCGCCGCGATCCCATCAGGGGCGAAACTGACGCTCAAAGGCGTCGAAGGTGACCTTCCGGACGCAGACAAGCCGATCCGCTACTACGACGAGCAGATAGCGCGAGCGGTCCTTGCCCACTTCCTGAACCTTGGAACGGAGACGGGCTCCTGGGCGCTGGGGTCAACGTTCGCGGACTTCTTCACTTTGTCACTTCAGACGGTGGCGATGCAGATCGCGGACGTGACCACCCAGCATGTAATTGAAGATCTGGTGGATCTGAACTGGGGTCCGAATGAGCCGGCCCCGCGTCTGGTCTTTGACGAAATCGGCTCAAGGCACCCAGCCACAGCCGAAGCCATCAAGGCACTCATTGAGTGCGGGGCACTGAAGGCTGATGACCCGCTGGAGGCCTACCTCCGCAACCAGTACACCCTGCCCGCATCAGACCCAGCGACGGCC